GGGGCAGTTCGTTGCCTTCCTCAAGGGTGTCTCGGTTATCTGCGCCGCGCGTAACCTTTCGCACGGCCAGGGGTGGTGGACCTACCTCTGTGACCTTCACGTTCTGGGGGGCTATGACACCTGTCTGAATCGCACTGACGTCCTCTCCGGCTACGATCGTGTGGCCGGGGCAGCTCGGCCTTCTATTTTGTGCCCGCGCCTTGTTGAGCTTATTTCCGAAACCGTTCGTCTTATTTCCGTTTCTTCGTCTCCTGCCCCGTCTTTTGAAGAGTTTGTCGAGTTTCGTGACGCCTGGGCCTTGCCCGGGGCGTGTACTATCGGTTCCCCTGCTAAGCTTCTGGTACGAGGCCAGCCTCGGAGAGTGCGCGGTAAGTTTGCCAACTTACTGGCTACCCCTGCTCCCGAGTTGGCTCGTGACGCGGTTCGGCTTCGCCCTGCCTTGATATACCCTTTTCGCAAGGCTGATGAGCCGGCGAAGACTCGCGTTGTACAGTCCTACGACACCTACTCGTATCTCCGTTGCTCCTACCTGGATCATTTTTTTACGTCATACAACGGATCCGGGACCCCTTGGACCACTCTTGGACTGTCCGCCTCGGGCAGGTCCGAGATGAACGCTCGCATTGCCGGTCTCCTCTCTTCTCGCGATACTTACGGTGTCAGCATCGACCAGTCTTCTTTCGATGAGGCTCAGTCTAAAGACGCCGTCCGTCTTGCCTTGTCCTTGCTCTTTGACCACGCCCTGGCGTCCTGTTCCCCTGCGGCTCGCCCCGGACTTTCGGCCCTTCGTGACGCCGAGCTGTACTCCTTCGATCACGCGGAGGTATGGCGGAAAGACGGGGCCCGGGGGCCTAGAAAGATCTGTTCCTGGTTGCAGGGTGTGCCGTCCGGACACAAATTCACTGGCTTGATCGACAGTATCCTTAATCGAGCCGAGACTTTGTGGGCTGCGGAAAAGTTAGGGGTTCGCGTGTTTTTCGGCGCCTGGCAAGGAGACGATTGCGCCTTGATCGTTGATAGGCTTACTAGCGCCTCGGATTGGGCGGATGTTTTAGCGCGCAAGGGTTTAGTGGCGAACCCTCTCAAGACTGGGGTTTCTGCGCAGCGCTTGGAGTATTTGCACGAAGTACACGGGCCGGAGGGGACGTGGGCTCTGCCTGCCAGGGCCTTTAAATCTATCCTCTGGCTCCGGCCCGATATGGGGAGCAGCTCCTTCTCCCCGAGACACGAGCAGTTGTCCGCCGAGTGGGACACCCTCCTTAAGTGTTCGCGGCGTGGCCTCGTCACCTTTCCGTTAGCTGTAGCCAGCGTGTCCCAGGAGTTGCGAAAATCTAAGCAGAAAGATCCCCGTTTCGCTGCCATTAGTTGGCTCGTCACTCCGCGCGTCATGGGTGGCGGGGGTTGGGGAACGGCTGGTCGGACGGCTGGCTCCTGGACTGTTTCTCGCGTCCGGTGGAAGAAAGTGGAGTTACTCTCGTGTCAGAAGATGGGTCCTTCATCTTCTTGGGTTCGCGGCGCGATCTTGCGTCGCTTGGGTCTTGCCACTCCTCTGCCCGCTGCTCCCGCGGTTTTTTCCCTTTCCCCCGTCCCTCGAGCGTTCGGTACCCCCCCAGCCATTTCCTTACGTAAGCCGCTCCGCTATGATTGGACCGTAAAGGACGTTCCTACAACCCCGGACGCCTGGCTGCGGAAGCTTAGGCTTGAGGACAAGTTGATACATGGCGGGAAGATAGATGCGTCCTTAGTTCCTCGCTCCCCGCTCAGGCACTCTGCTATAGGTGTTGACCGT